TGACAAGGGCCACTACAGCCGCCAATTTGCCATAGCTATTGGCGGGCAGGATAAGAACAGCAGGATAAAGTTAGATGTGCCTGCTTCGGATTTGGCGGCTGTAGTGGAGTTATTAGCTTTAGACAGTCCAGTTTTTAAAGTAACCATTGAAAAAATTGAGAATAGCGAGAGTGATTGGTAATGGCAGAACCCAGCAAAATCGGGGAAAATCGGGATAACTTCATTCAGACTCCTAATGGATGTAAATTTGCCAAAGGCAACCAAATTGGCCGCATCAAAAAGCGAGGCTATACTCTTACTGACCTAACTAAAGTGGCTATGGAATATGACAAGGGCCACGATGACAGTATACTAAAGCATTATATTAATCAGTTAATGAAGGATAATAGGCTACTTGAGAATTATATAAACCGATATGTGCCTATTAAGACTGTTAATGAACTTACTGGTGCAGACGGTTCGCCACTGAAAATTACGCTAAATAGGATAAGATATAGCGAGGAAAAACCTAAAGAATGAACCTTGAAATAAATTCCCAACATAATTACAAACCTTATGACTGGGAAATACCTATAATAATAGCCTTTGAGCAAGGTAAAGAAGTATGGATGACTATCCACAGGCGAGGCGGTAAAGATTTATTTTCACTTAAAGAGATATTACTTCCTGAAGCCTTTGAACGTCCCGGGACATATCAATATATTTGGCCATCACTAAAACAAGGGCGTGACAGCTTCTGGGAAGGTAAGGATGAAGAAGGCAGGGATATAATGGATTATTATATCCCGCAAGAGATGATCCTTCACAAAGATAATGCCGATATGAAACTTACAGTAGGTTCAATAGGCGGGACATCACTAATACAGTTATTTGGAACTAATGATAAGCAATATATATCTTTACGGGGTAAGCCTTCTAATGGTGCAGTCTTTTCGGAGTTTTCTTATCAGGACCCAAGGGGCGATGAAGTTATATCCCCGATGATAAGGAAAACGGGCGGTTGGAGAGTATACAATTCAACACCTAACGGAAACAACCACTACAAAGAAAGATATTATTTAGCTAAAAATAACCCTAATTGCTATACCATACTTGCAACAGTAGAAGATACTTATGACCACAATGGAAATAGACTTGTGACTGAAGCAAATATACAAAAAGAAAGAGATGATGGCAAGACAGAGGACTTTATACAACAGGAATACTATTGCTCATTCAACCAAGGAATAGAAGGTACTTATCTTGGCAAGCAGTTACAGATATGTAGAAATGATGGCAGAATAGCTAATCATATTAGCCATTATGACGAAAATACACCGGTCTACACCGCTTGGGATTTAGGTGTAGCGGACTTAATGTCTATCATCTTCTACCAGGTTATAGGGAATGAAGTTCATATTATAGACTATTACGAGAATAGTGGATATAGTTTCGTACATTATGCACAGGTACTTAAAGATAAAGAATATTTTTACGGCAAGCATTATGCGCCACATGACGTTATGGCGAGAGAAATGGGGAGTTTAAATTCCAAAGAAAACAGAGCGTTATCCCGGTTAGAGAAAGCGGCAGAGGTAGGAATTAAATTTGAAAAGATAGATTTGATTACCTTTGAAAGTGGAGTTGAGAATGCCAGGGCAATATTAAGCAGATGCTACTTTAATGAGACGAAATGCAGATTTCTAATAGCACATCTTGAGCAATGGGGTAGGAAATGGAACGATATAACACAGGAATACACCGACTGGGAAGCAAGAAATATTCATACTCATGCAGGGGCAGCTTTTCGTTATATGTCAACAGTGGTCACAGAAGAAACACATAAAGGAACGGGCAAGTGGTCAAGCTGGGAGGAAGAGCAGGACGCAGAGGCTTTAACAAGAGCTAACGAGTATACAGGGGGATAGAATATATGATAGATATTATTATAGGTGAACCCATCGATAGTAATATATCGTTGACCAGTTCACCCTTCTACCAAGATAGCACGAGGTGATTAAATGCCAACAAAAGCAATAAAGAAGATGGACGCAAAAGAAAAGAAGGTTATCAATACTATAGAAGACCTTCTACTGGCCTTTGTATTAGAGAAGTATGAAACGGCTAAGACCTATTGGATGACTATACAAGAGAACTACCGGAAGATAAAGAACAATTATACAGGCACTTCTACCGTTGAGGAGAAGACCACTGACGCTAATATCAATGTACCGATATTAAAGAAGGTTGTTCGCAATAAAGTAGCCCATTTTGCAGAGATGCTGTTATCTCGTGGTGCAGAGAGCTTTGATTTAGAGCCAGGTGAAATAGATGATGAGGCGAACTCAGAAAACCTACGGCTAAAAATGGTTTATGACCTCAATAACGCAGAGGTAGAGAAGAAGATTATACCTTGGCTACACAATTATGAGCTTTACGGCTATGCTGTACTATATGTCCCTTGGAAACTAGTAGAAGAAAAGCAGAAGGTTGGAGAGGATAAATATAAAGATATAGTCCTCTTTGACGGACCGGACCTCGAAAATGTTGATGTAACAAAGTTTCTATCTGACCCTTTCAATAAAGACCTCACATCATGGAAGATATTCCAGAAAGATAATGTACCTGCTACTTACCTACAGCAGAAAGAAAAAGAAGGTATTTACGCTAATATCAAGGAATTAAAAGATACTTCCTACCCTGACTTTCAACAAAGCAGCCCCTTAACCGCCCCCAAAGATTCAGTTGAGCTATTAGAGTATCATGGTTTAGTCCCACAGCGGTTAATAGAGGGAAAATTAAACGATACAGTAGATATTAACCCCTTTGAAGAAGATTATATATGGGCTATTATAACCATAGCCAATAGGGAGAAAGTAATAAGGGCGGCTAAGTACCCCTACTGGTGCGGTAATATCTTTGTACCGGTATGGAAGGATAAGCTAACAGGGGAGAATAAAGGTATCGGCACGGGTGAGGATCTACAGGCACTCGTTCCAATGCTTACTAACCTATATAACAGGTTGACCAATATAGTCAATCAGATATCTAACAATATGTATGAATTTGTAGTAGAAGACTATCTCGGTAATCCTAAAACAATAAAGGTAAGACCGGGCAAATTCTTCCCGGTTAAAAGGGCTGGCACTATTACCTCATTAAACCTCACAGGGCAGGCTCAAGCACTTAACCCATTGTATCAGATTATAGGGAAGATGGAAAAGGTTATTGAAGAACTTACAAGCACACCACCGCAGATAATGCCGACAGGCGATAAGTCAGATATACATTCCACTGCCACAGGGCTTATGGCGATGCAGGAACAGGCAATATTACCGATTAAGACTGAGACCAAAAATAACCTTGAACCTGCATTTAAAAAAGTATTAGAGATATTCTATAAGCATAATATACAGTTCTTCAAGAAAGCTAATGCTGTTAGAGTATTAGGGAAAGATAAAGCTAAAGATATGAACCTTACTAATATCACTATGAAAGATATTGTAATGAAGGGCAATCCAGACTTTATACCAACAGGCGTATCAGGTTTTATGCAGAAGTCAATGGAGTTAAAGAACCTAATGGCGTTTTTAGAAGTAGCCTTAAAAGCACAAGTTCCTGGGCCACCGGGGGCAGACGGGCAACCGACTATGGAGATGGTGGCAGATATTAGAGAAATTATTAAGCGTATAGCGGAGACCTTTATGTTTAAAGACCCTGAGAAACTTATACCCTCATTAAAGAAGGAACGGGAAGAAAGGGAGTTTAACAAGAAGAAGGAAAAGATGTTAGAGGAAATAAAAGAGATGGCAGAGAAAGGTAAATCCCGCCAAGACGAGGGTGTTATCCCCGTGCCTTCTGGGGGTGGTGCCGTTTCCTCTGTACCTCCCCCTGCTGGCGGGCAAGCGTCAGGAGCGAAAGGAGAAGTATAGATGGACGACAAACAGGTAATTCTATTAACAGAACTAACCATATCTATTGGCAAAGCTGAAAGCCTAAAGAAGATGCAGAGAATGCCAGGCTGGAGGATTATAGAGGACTTTCTAACCAAGTCAGACGGTAAGTACAATAAACAGCTTAAAGATGACACTAACGATGATATAGCAGATGTTAAGGCTTGCCGAAAGATAATTGGCTTTATTAAGGATTTTAGAGATTTATTAAAGATTACAGAGTTATCCGCTGATGAAGACCAGCGAGAGTTAGATATAATAAATAAGGAAGGAGAATGATATCAAATGGCAGACAAAGACAACACCCTCAAAAAAGCAGACCCCAAAGGGGAACACTCTGCAAACGAGAAGGTCGAAAAGACTGTCGACATCAGAAAGAACCTGACACCGGAAGAAGAAATCAAGGAAGCCGAGAGAAGGATTGCCTTAGAAAAAGGCGAAC